TTATTTAATAATATTAGTGGGATTGATTTACGTTTATATTGGTATTTCTTTTTTTTTAAAGAATCAATATGGCATGGGGATTACTTTTTTAGCTTATGCTTTGGCTAACCTTGGCTTTTACTTGGAGGCTCAATGAAAGTTCTTATAGCCTGTGAATTTAGTGGAACTGTAAGAGAAGCATTTAAAAATTTAGGACATGATGCTTGGTCTTGTGATTTAGAACCAACAGAAATACCAGGGAATCACATACAAGGTAACGTATTAGATATATTAAATGATGGATGGGATTTAATGATTGCACATCCACCCTGCACGCATTTAGCATCATCAGGTGCTAGACATTTTTTAAAAAAGATTGCTGATGGTCGCCAACAACAAGGTATAGATTTTTTTATGGAATTAGCTAATTCTAATATCCCAAAATATGCGATTGAAAACCCTGTTGGAATTATGAGTACAAAATGGCGAAAACCTGATCAAATTATTAATCCTTGGCAATACGGACATAATGCTACAAAAGCAACTTGTTTATGGTTAAAAGATTTACCATTATTAAAACCTACAAATATTGTAGATAAAGGTGAAATTTGGACAGCTAAAAGCGGTAAACGTATGAGTCAATGGTATTACGATAGCTCTTGTTTAAAACCTAAAGAAAGAGAAAAAATGCGTAATAAAACATTTCAAGGCATAGCAGATGCAATGGCTAATCAATGGGGTAATTTATGATTAATCCTAATGATGAGATTCAATACATTGTCGATCTAATTGATGACTACGCTGCTGCCGATGGTCGTTTATCTGCTTTAGAAAGCTATAAATCAGCTCTCAAAGCGTTAAAGATGAAAGATAGTACACAGACATCAGTTGCTGGTAAAGAAATGGATGCGTTTGCTTCTGATGAATATATACAGTTTTGTGAAGAAATAGAACAAGCTCGTGTAAAATACACATCTTTAAAATTAAAAATAGAAACAGCAAAGATGAAAGTTGATTTGTTTAGAACATTAGAAGCTAGTAGCAGACAAATAGAAAAATTAACACGTTGAAAAAAGCAGAAAAAGAATTATATGGAAAAATTGCAAGATTGGGATGTTGCCTCTGTAGGCATCTTGGCTTCGGTGAAACACCAAGCGAAATCCACCACATCCAAAAAAATGGAATACCAAGATACCAAAGAGAAGTTATCGGACTTTGCCCAGAGCATCATCGAGGGAATAGTGGTATTCACGGACTTGGTAAGCGAGGATTTGAAGCTCGCTACGGAATTGACGAGCAAACCTTATTACAGCAGACAATAGAATTACTACAGCTCTAAATGATCCCAGCCGAATTCATCGGCTACAGCAGTTGCATAACGTCTGAAGACTGCATCATGTTTATCCCAATTTTTATTACGGTATCGCTTCATGTGGATCATTTCATGCGCTAATGTCTTGAGAATAGTTTCAAAATGGCTGCATTTGGCTTTAGAAATGGTTATAAGGTGCATATCATCATCAAATATATATGTGCCATAGGCATCTTCTTCTGACGTTACATTAAACTTTATACAAGCTGTATTAGGCATTTCCCAATGATTAAAGGGTTTTATTTGGCAAAGCATGATATACATTGCTTCAAGGGTTTTAGATGTAGGTGTCATACAGAAAACACTTTACCTCGAAATTGCACTTCACCTAGTTCTTCATCATAAACTTGGATCATTTCTGGCATTAAAAGCTGGGATTTATGCCAAGTCATTAATACAAATCCTGATCGCCAGTTGACAGGATTATCCTCGCAGTAATCTATAAATTGATTTCCTTTAGGATAAGCTAATGTTCCTGTTTGAACACCATAACGAGTTCCATTTTTGAAATGTGGAGAATGATCGGTATAGGGGTCAACTGACAAAACGTGAGTATGACCAGTAACAATATTTAAACCAGAATGTAATGTATTATTTGCGCCACCATATTTACCACCCTTCCAACGGTGTTTTATTTGAGTGTCGTTATTAATAAAATATGACCAACATGATTTCCATATTGGAAAATGATCTTTTAAACTTGTGCCAGGCACTCCAGCGTACATTGGTGCTTGATTAATAAGAAATTGCTCAAATCGAGCATCATGGTTTCCAAGACACCAAATTAAATTACTGTGAAATTTAGTTGTTTTTTCAATTTCACCTAAATAATGCTGTACTGCGTGTAATTCTTCTATAACTGACGGTGCTTTATTCCAATTGATTGGACTATGACGGCTATTAGTTGTGCCATCAAATGCATCACCATTACATATAATAACTTCTGGCTGAAACTCTTTAATACATTCTAACAATGCACGAAAAGCGGTGGTTTCATCATCAGGATAAAAATGAGCATCACTAAAAACTAAAACACGACCTTTTTCTAATGTTGTACCTCTACGGACATTGTGTCGGGTTTCTTCTAATCTGCGGTTATGTTCTAATTTGACGTTTTCAATATTTACAGTATTAAAAAATTTTTCATCTGTTAGCAATTGAATGTTATATTTAGCTTCAATATTTCTTCTTCTTCTAAGGACATTTCTTTTATCTATGCCTAATGAATCAGCTAATTTTGTGGCTGATTTTAAAGATTGCCACAAACTTATAAAATCTTCATCGCTACAAAGTGCTGCTGGCATAATTGCCCCTTAAATAGTTTATACTGATTTATAACATAATTATATTGATATACAATGACATACGCAAAAAGAGTGGATTTAAACCACACAGAAATTGTAAATAAATTTAGAGAGCTTGGTGCAAGTGTCTTTGATTTGTCGGCAGTTGGTCGAGGATGCCCTGATATTATGGTTGGATATAATGGTCAAACCGTGCTTGTCGAAATCAAATCAGGTGAAAAAAAGAAATATACAGAAGCTCAACTTAAATTTATAAGTGAATGGAAAGGCTCTACAGTAAATCGAATAAATGATTTAGAAGGCGCAATTCGGTTAATAAAAATTCTTGATTTGCAGTAAAAATATAGTAAAATGAAGTATCTCAATGGTGAGATTTCTTTGCAAAGGAAAATTAAATGAATTACGGAAAACCAGCTTCAGGCGAAAAAGAGCCAAAAGGTGTTAAAGCATCTGATCGTTCTGGCGAAAAAATGGGTTCAGAAAAAGGGCCTAACTCAACTAAAGGCACACCATCAATGACTGGTGCTAAAGCTCCAGCAGGTGCTACATCTAGCGACACAACTGGCGAACGTAAAGCCAAGTTAGTTGGCGGTGTTGCAATGGGTAAAGCTGATAGCATTGGTAGCCGTGACGCATTACACATGGGTAAAGTAGATGGAATGTTAGGTGAAATGAAGGGTGGAAGCTCTGAATCCGTTTGCTACGACCATAAGCGTACTGCACACGAACAAGATATGTAACAAACAAAGGCTCTAAACCTCGGTAAAGGAATAGAGCCTTCTAACCAACAATAAGATAGGTATTGAATGGCTGATAGTAATTTTAATAAGACGTGTAGGACTTGTATATATTTCTCAGATGAAAAAAACATCATGGGAAGTTGCAGACGATTTCCTACATATCAAAACCGACACGCTACTGAATGGTGCGGTGAATACTTACAAAATGCCCCTAAAATAGCCTTTGATAATCTTGTTCAAGATGTAACAAGAGAGCAGATCATGACGCAAGTATCTACTCATAAACCAAAATCAGGGAGGCCACGCAAATATGCAGCTTAAACCAATGCACGACAAGATTGTCGTAAAACCAATAGAACGAGTAAAATCCAAGTTAATCCATGTCATTATGGATGAAAAGGACAATCAGGGAACGGTTGTGGCAGTTGGCCCTGGTAAAAAGTTACCTAATGGCAAAAGAGAACCTATGCCTATAAGTGTGGGTTCATTTGTCAGATTTGGAACAATGGGTAATGATGAGTATTTAAAGTTTCAAGAATATTTTGAAGATAACGAACGATATTTAATCATGTCATGGCAAGATGTATGTTTTGAACAGGAGATCGCATAATGGCAACTAAACCTGGCTTATATGCCAACATTCACGCTAAACAAGAACGTATTAAAAAAGAAAAAGCAGAAGGTAAACCAGTCGAGAAGATGCGTAAGCCTGGTGCTAAAGGTGCGCCAACTGCTGAAGCGTTTAAACAATCAGCTAAGACTGCGAAAAAATAATGGCACACGATAAACCAATCCCCAAAAAGACTACTGGCAAGGGCAAGACTTATAACCCTACAGATAAGGGCGCAGGAATGACTGCCAAAGGTCGTGCTGAATACAATGCAAAGAACGGTAGCAACCTAAAAGCACCAGCACCACATCCCAAGACAGAAAAAGATGAAGATCGTAAAAAATCATTTTGTGCAAGGATGGAAGGTGTAGTTAAACACGCTAAAGGCGATGCACCAAGAGCTAAAGCATCATTAAAGAATTGGAATTGCTAATGGATATTGAATTATTAGATAACAGAAGTATATTAGAAAAGTTGATGAATCATTTTGGTTGGTATAAAACTCAAATGTCAGACGTTAAAATCGACAAACTTGAAGTTGATTACCGTTTTATTGTTGAAGTCCCAAAGGAGTTACAAGATGCCGTTAATCAAGAGCAAGTCACAGAAAGTAGTAAAAGAAAATATACAAAAAGAAGTACAAGCGGGGAAGCCTCAAAAGCAAGCAGTAGCAATAGCACTAAACGTACAACGAGCAGCACAAAAAAAGGATAAAAAGAAATGAAGATTGAATTTCACATTGACCAAATTAACGAGATGTTAAAGTTTCTTGATGAAGTACCACATAAGTTCTCAAGAGGACTTGTAGATTTTATTAAAGACCATACACAAAAGCAGATTGATGCAGTTAAATCTGGTGTTGCAGATATACAACAAACAGTACAAGCTGATGAAAAGAAAGTAGAAACTGTTGTTGCAGATATACAACAATAAAGTTTTGTTAATCAAATAATTAGGGATTGTTACAATGGCTGGTGCTCCTGAAGGAAACAAGAACTCTGCGAAAGGTAAACTCTTTCATGGAGAGTTGCGTAAAGTGCTTGTGCAAGAGGATGCTAGACGGTTGCGAGCAATTGCTGAGAACTTGGTTAAAGCAGCAGAAGATTCTGAGCCTTGGGCAATTAAAGAGATTATGGATAGAATGGATGGTAAAGCTATTCAAGCAACTGAGATTACAGGTGCAGATGGTGAGCCATTAACAAGTATTCAAGTTACGTTTGTAAAGCCTAATGAATGATGCTGTACAGGGTGCTATTGCAAAGGCTGAGTTTCCTGAGAAACTATCCATCCTTTTTGATAAAGCACGATACAAAGTATTATATGGAGGTCGGGGCGGTGCTAAAAGTTGGGGTGTTGCTCGTGCTTTGCTTATACTTGGCTGCAAATCAACCCTTAGAATCCTCTGCGCCAGAGAATTCCAAACTTCCATCAAAGATTCAGTACATAAGTTACTCAGCGACCAAATCTACTCATTAGGTCTTGAATCGTTTTATGAGGTTACGCAGAACTCTATTCGTGGCAAGAATGGTAGTGAGTTTTCATTTGTAGGCCTTAAAAATAATATTGCCAATGTGAAATCTTATGAGGGTGTAGATATATGTTGGGTAGAGGAAGCCCAGACAACAAGTCGAGCAAGTTGGAACATTTTAATCCCAACGATTCGTAAAGAAGGTTCTGAAATATGGGTGACATTTAACCCAGAGCTTGAATCAGATGAAACATTCCAAAGATTTGTTGTTAGTCCGCCAGAAGGTGCATTGGTGCAAAAGATTAACTGGTCAGACAACCCCTGGTTTCCTGAAACACTTAACTTAGAACGTGAAGCATTAAAGAACCGTGATCCAGAAGCATACAACACCGTTTGGGAAGGATTATGTCGGGTAACGGTAGATGGTGCGATCTTTGCTAAAGAAATGCAGTTAGCAGAGCTAGATAACCGAATTACTCGTGTGCCATACGATCCTATTAAACCTGTTCATTGTGTTTGGGACTTAGGATGGGCAGATCACACAGCAATATGGTTTGTACAGTTTATAGGCATGGAAATACGCATTGTTCGATATATGCAAGCCAATCAACAGACAATCTCATGGTATTTGGCAGAAATACAAAAGTTTGGGTATTTCTTTGATACGATGTGGCTACCCCATGATGCAGCGGCTAAAAACTTAGGTACTGGCAGAAGCATTGAGGAAGTAGTGCGATCTACAGGCATGAAAGTGCAGATATTAGACCGTGTACCTGTTGTTGACAGCATTAACGCTGCAAGAACCATATTTAACCGTTGTTACTTTGATCGTGAAAACTGTGATGAAGGCTTACAATGCTTACGTCATTACAAATACGATGTGGCAGAAGATGGCAGTTGGAGTCAAAAGCCATTACACGACCAATATTCGCATGGTGCAGATGCGTTTCGTATGCTTGGATTAATGGTCAATGAGCCTAAAAAAGTCAAGCCGAAGAAGGTTTATATTGAGCATAGCTCGTGGATGGGTTAAAATTTAGTTTACAATGAGGGCAAAATTATGGCTGAAATCGAAACAGATCAGGACAGTAGAATCCAACAAGCGATGGAGTTCTTACGTCAGGTAAACGATGTTGACTCTAATAATCGTGCCGAAGCTCTTGATGATGTTCGTTTTGCTGCTGGCGATCAATGGCCTGTAGATGTACAAAACAGTCGTGTTTTAGAAGCTAGACCATGCCTTACTATTAATAAAGTTGACGCATATTGCCGTCAAATTGTAAATCAGATCCGTGAGCAACGACCTAGAATTAAATGTCACGGCATGAATACCCAAACGGATGAAAAGCAAGCGGAGATCATTACAGGTCTATGCCGACACATTGAATTACAATCCGATGCCGACCAAGCATATTTAAATGCCGTAGATTATGCGGTAAGAATGGGTTGGGGATATATTCGTATTCATACTAATTACGTCAAAGACGATAGCTTTAATCAAGAAATTTATATTAAACCTATTGAAAATCCATTTACTGTATATTTTGATCCAAATTCCATTATGGCTGACGGATCAGACGCAGAACGCTGTTTAATCACTACACTTATTCCTAAAAAGACATTTAGTGCAATGTATCCTGAAGCTGAAATTGATTCAGGATTTGTAAGTCGTGGCACAGGTGATGTTGTAGGTGATTGGATACAAAAAGAAGAAATCCGTATTGCTGAATATTGGTACACCGTGCGAGAAAGTGTTGTTTTATTACAACTATCAGATGGATCTAGCATTTATGAAGATGAAACTGACAAAGAATTAATAAAAGAATTGGGCATTGAAATCATTAATAAGCGTGATTCCGTACGCAAAAAGATTAAATGGTGCAAAGTAACAGCAATGCAAGTTTTGGAAGAAGGCGAATGGGCAGGTAAATACATACCTATTGTGCCTGTTTACGGTCAGTCAACCATTGTTCAGGGCAAGCATAAGCGGTTTGGTTTAGTGCGTATGGCTAAAGATCCACAGCGGATGTATAACTACTGGTCAACAGCTCTGACTGAAACTGTAGCATTAGCACCAAAAGCCAAATGGTTGCTTGCAGAAGGTCAAGATGAAGGGCATGAAAACGAATGGTCGCAAGCTAACATTAAGGCAATGCCTGTATTACGTTATAAACAAACAGATATTGACGGCAGAACAGCACCACCACCTATAAGACAATCACCAGAGCCACCACCTACAGGCGCAATGGCAGCCATGCAATCAATGAATTTAGATTTGCAAGCGGTTATTGGGATTTTTGATCCAAGCCAGTTGCCACAAGGGATTCAGTCAGGTAAAGCGATTGCTGGTCAGCAAGCACAGTCAGATATGACTAATATGCATTACTATGACAATTTGACACGATCAATACGTCAAGTAGGTCGCATTATTTTAGATTTAATACCTAAGATTTACGATACAGAACGTGCTATGCGGATCATTGGCGCAGATGGTAAGCCAGAAATTATGACCATTAATGAACGTAAGATGGATGAGCAAGGTGTTAATCGTATATTAAATGACGTAACTGTTGGTGAATATGACGTAGTAATGGATACAGGGCCAGGCTACAACACAAAGCGTCAAGAAGCGTCAGATGCCATGATGCAATTGTTTGCTGCTGAACCACAATTAATACAAGTTGCAGGTGATTTATTAGTAAGAAATATGGACTTCCCTGGTTCAGACGTTATTGCAGACCGTATGGCTGTTAATAACCCATTGGCACAATTGGATGATATGTCTGACATTCCA